ATGAAAATTTTTTTCCTGCTTTTGGCATTGCCAGTACTGGTCAATGCAGCAGATAGAATTGTAACTGAGAGAGATGCCTGGCGTGGCTGGGCAGGTATTTCGAGTCCAAATGTTGTACAAATAAACACGCATTATCAGTGTGGGGATTATAGGGTGCAGGATTCAATGGAAAAATTAGATGTTAATGGTGTTGAACGTAAGGTGATACGCATAGACAGTTTTGATAACTCGGTGATTTCGTATACAGCTGATAACGGAATGGTTTTAAAAACCTCGCTCAAAGGAGCTTACTTAAAAGCAGGAAATGGCTACTTGAAGTGTGAGATTGTCGTTGATGAATAGGGCGTAGAGCAAACCTAAGAGGAATGATCTGCTGTTTTTGTATTAAAAACAAGGAGTTGGCGTGTTTTTAGAATAATCTAAGGAAAATAACTGGAAATAAAAAGAAAATGTTGGGATAGATTTAGGCTAACGATAAAGCGATTTTGATAGATACGCTTATCATTATTTTGCTAAAAAAGCAATATCTAAAACTACAATTCCGCACCCGATGGGTTGGATATTCGCCTTGAGCGATGATATTACTCTGTTGTCCCTTATTCTGTCAAATTTGATGCTAATTTCACTTAAGTGGCTTTTTGACTGTCATACCTCCGACCTTTAATATTTAAAGCGTGGAAACAACGTTTCTTTCAATACCAAGGCATTCTAACTATTTATATAAAATTTCACGGCTACAGTGGGATTACGTTGCAGTAATGCCGTAGTAACAAACACATCTTAATCAAACTAAAAGAGGAAAATATGAAAGCCAAAAAGATAATCAAAAAGCTACTAAGTGATCTCTATGCGGGAACTGAATATTCGTGTGGAATTCAAAGCATCAAACATAGTGAAGAGTTGCCTGTAATATTTGGTATGCATCGTACAGACCACGATATAATCACTAACTATAAAATAGTGGGTGATGAATTGGATGTTCACCAAATACATGTTTTACCGCGTGAAGTAACTCCAGATTGGGATTCACCTATTACAAGTAGCGTAGAACGAAAAAGTTTTCCAATAACTGAAGATGGATTGCGTCAATGTTCCGAGTACTTTAGCAATCTAATTACAATGGATCTAATTGAACTCGTTAAGAGTATTCGCGGTTATGACATAAGTTTGATTCATAAACCATCATTTAACATCGCATAAGTACACCCAATTTGACCTCTTGTGATAAATAAATTTATACAACAGCAAGAGGTAAATAACGTGATGCATCTTTTAACTGAATTAGTACTATTCCCAATCTACATACTCTGTATGATCTTCTTTATGATGCTATGTATTATTACATTACCATTAAAGATACCAGCAATAAATAAATTACTAACAAACTATCTGAAACAGAAAAAATAAATATGTTATATTATAGGTGAAGGCTCGAACATAGCTCACCTATTCAGCAGGAAAATAATAAATAAAACGTAGTAAGAGAAACGTGAATGGTTTGCATCATTCCGTTTCGTCATTTCATTCGCAATGAATCAAATGATAAATAAAATATAGATTGTGGCTCATCTATAAATTTCCTTCCATTGAAGTACACCCTACCCACAGTAGGGTTCTTTTTACATGGGAATTACTACGAAATCGAAATCAAACCTAATATGGAAATTAACATGAAAATTAATAAAAAAGACGTAAAAACCAACTTGGTATCAGTACGTGTCACTGACGCACAGTTAGCAGAATTAAAGAAACTTAGTGAAAGCGGTGTTTGTGATCGTGAAACACTTGCGAGTGCTTTTCAGTACTTACTAAACCAACACATCATTCTAAAAAAAGGCTAATGCTATACGCCTAATAAAGTTATAGCAAATGGTGAAACAGGAAGTTTCACTGTCAATGAATGGAAGCATAGATATGAAGAGAAATAATGACCTAAAAAGAATCCGTACACACAATGATTACCCAACACTAAAAACAGGACGTAAATCATTCAATAACATGTTCGATAGAACTCTATACAATGATGATTATCATGATGTAACGATTAGTACCGAGTTTAGTAACCTATCATTGTTTTTGAAATGGCATGAAGTGAACTATGTAGAAGGTTGGCATCTTGATAAAGACATACTAAATCCTGGTGCTCGTGAGTATTCATCCCAAAACTGTATGTACGTTCCCCCTGAAGTAAACCAACTATTCAAAAGTACTAAACCAGGTAAGTACATGAAAGGTGTTGAAGCATCAGGTAAGAAATTCAAAGCATACTGTAGCGTAGATAGTAAAAAGAAATGTTTAGGAACTTTCAGTACTGAACTTGAAGCACATGAAGTACATATGAAATGGCGTAAGGCACGTTTGATAGAACTTGCTGAGAAGTACAAAGAATATAGAAAACTAAGTGCGGCACTATTGAATCACGCTAACAACATTTAAAGAAATTGGCCTGTAGTGGGTGGAATCACTACAGGCCAAGTATTAATTAAGAATATATAGGACTATTTATTATGGCAAAAACCTATTCAAGTTTTGATAACAGAAACGTAAAAGCACTAATTAGCCAGTACAAGCTATATAAAGATATCCCATGTGAAGATATCAAGAACATCATGAAGGATTCAGTAGCTAAGCTTAAGGTGAGAGATAAGATTAGTGTCTATGACGTGTTTACAGTATTGAGTAATGAAGATGAAATACGAAATGATTTACTATTCAATACTATCAATGCTATTAAAGTACAACAGGATAAGAAACAAGTAAAAGAACGTATGATTAGGTACTACGGAGCAGCGATCACGGATGCAGCAAAACGAATAGAACAGTATATGTTGGCACACCCAGACGCACTGCCAGCACCAGAATATGGACAAAGAACACTAACATATAAAGAGTTTGGTAAACTATTGGAACTACAAAAACAAGGTGACTTTATTGATGACATGATCGAGTACTTAAAGAGCTTGCGTTAATTGTGCCGTATTACGGCATATTACGGCATGGTTGTATGCCGTAATACGGCAAAAAAAGCCCCTGAAACCCGCGTTTTACCATCAATACGGCAACTAAGTATAGAGATACGAAATCCATTCCATTTCATTCCATGTATTTCTTTCTCTATCAGTATTCACAGAAACTGTGACTTGCGTCACGAATACTACTCGTCGTGAACTCCTCGTAGTATTGGTTAGTAACGTTGCGTTTTTCTCGCCAGTACTCGAAAACCCGCAAGGCGTTATTACTCGCTTTGCTCGACAGATGATAGTACTGAATCAAAGTGATTGGGGTCGGTACTGCGTACCTAAAGTCTTTGTGAGTAACTACGCGTCGCCTTGCTCCTTGTCGGGGTTACGGGCTGTTGAAGCCCTTCATGTACTTACCTACCTTATAGTGGTGATGTTCGATTACTCGACACATGATAGAATTGCCATATGCAAACAGCAGGGAAAACAAAATGCAAATAATGAGGATGACATACGACGACATTGATAAAAATGGCTATGCCAAATTACACGTCTATGGAATAGGAACTTTCTCGGTATTCAGTGGGCAGAACCCATATACAAATGATCCCAATTGTGCGTTTATGCCTAATAGTGCTATCCCTACTGGACGGTACTGGATAGTTGATAGGCCAACTGGTTCTACTCTGAATCAGATCAGGGCATGGGGGATTGATACAATCACTGGTAACGATCACTCCGAATGGTTTGCACTCTTCAGTGCTCAAACCATGACAGATAGCATTCTCATTAATGGTGTATCGCGTGGTAGTTTCCGTTTGCATCCATTACGGCCAGATGGAACGGGTGTATCAGAGGGATGCATAACATTCGTCAATCGCCCTGATTTCTATACTGTACGTAGTCAGTTGCTACGTACTAAAAAGGTTAAAGTACCAGGTTCCAGAACTGGATTAATGGCGTATGGCTGGGTGGACGTGCAGGGGGGTAGCAACTATGCGAACTGTAGGATTCGTTAAGTATGCAGCCTTATATAGTATCTGCATCATCTTTTCATGGTGGTTATCAAGCTTTGGTAAGCCCCTGAACGGCATAACGCAATGGGCTATGGATACCGCCTATAGTACTTTCGGTTCCGGCCTGAGCGGGTCATACGAAGCTGATGCAGATCCAGTAAGGTTCATAGCCTTAATCGTGATGGTACTCATCTACGCTACGGTACTGTTCCTGCTCATACGCTTAGCCCTCAGTAAGTTCCACAACAAAAGAAATTAATTGCAAAAAGAAGCCCCAATAGGGGCTTTATTTCTTTTTTCGGATAATGAAATCTTTTATTGGTCTGTTTTCGGAGTAAACTTTATTGATCTCATTCCTAATATACGTGTTGTTTTTTAATGCATCATGACGGATATCAAACAATTCTTTCTCAAAAGCATCTTTAGCTTTTTGATCTGTATAGAAGTGGCTACCGTACTCGGCAAATGCCATAAAAGCATTTACACTAATATTATTGTAATCATCCGATGTTTTTTTGATGAAATTTTTAATGTCGTTTGCATAGGAACTAACGTCATAGTTAGTGCGTGACACTGACTGTAGCTGGTTTATTATCCCATATGTTAGACGATGATATTCATCTATGTGAACTTCTAACTCTTTGTATAATTCTTCGATTAGAGATTGACTTTCTTCATTTGCACCATCAATTCTAACAGCATAAGAGATATTTTTAGTTAAGTTTAATATGAGGTTTTTAGCATACAAGCTTTTTGAACGTACATCAGCAAGATCTTTGTACACAGCATTTTCAATAATATTGTAGGCAATATCATAGTGTTTCTGTACCATCCAATCTGGCACTTTCATTAACGCGATGATAGCAATTATGAAAGTACCAAATGTCCCAATGGCACTTAACCAATCCGTAAATGATCCCCATTCAAACCCCTTGACATCAGCGAAGAGAACCTTAATGAGTACCAAAATTGCTAAAATTAATAGTACTCCAACAATAGAGATAAGGGCGATATTGGTTTTCCTGCAAACCATCTATAAATGCTCCTTTTGTCTTGATAATCAGCACAAGTACTTTACCACTGTAAACGCAATCAAGTACACTCACAACCTCACGCCCCCCACGATGGGTAGGTTTGTTGAAGGTGTGGGTGTGGCGTGAAACTCAGATTTTTTTGGATTTGCGTCAAGATGCAGAAGAGCGAGCATTCAAGCCATTCGTAAGAGCTTTAGCTGAAAGAAAATGTGATCGAATAAACCTTCATTAGGGGATTTATTTTACTTGAAACAAATCAATAAATTTTGTTTTTTTGAACTTAAGGTGTTTCTGTTCCGTTTCTGCCAAGTCCTTAATATAATCATTATAATGTACTTTGAATTGCTTAAATGAAGTACTGAATTCATCCATGCCAATATGTTCAGCAACATATATACAGCTTTTTGCTAATGAAGAAGCATTAAAAGCGGAGACACTTGAATCACGAAGCTTTTTTAGCACGTCATTAATTATGTCTTTGTCTTTTAAAAATAATGACCACCTTTCAATCATTTCCAAATTTTCTGATAGCTCGTCTATTCTTTGAATATCAAACGTGTGGTTTAGAATAAGCATTTGATAATCATGAGCTTTGTTTCCATCAACATAAGTTATGCGTTCATCGACAGCTTTCAAGTATTCAAACGCATCATGTAATTCAGATATGTAATTTTTAGTTTTACTGTATTGTTCATCGATATCGGATAACAGTTGTTCGGCTTTATCAAAACCTTTTGTGTGTGATCGTTGTGAGAACCACTGATTAGCATTTGCAGCAGCGTATACTGCAACACCTGCCATAACCCAATCAGCTACCGTACCAGTGATATCATACCAAGCCATAGCATATCCTCAATCAACAAATAATTCACTATAGTGTTTCATTATCTTATTATGAGAGCCTCGAACAATTTTATAAAATTCACTGATTTGTCTGTCATACTCAAAGCTGTTTTGTAACCGTAATCTGGTTTCATCTGCTCCAATAGATAACGATTCCTCTATTTTATATGCCAGGCCTAAATGTGAATCAATAAGGTCTGTGAAGTGTACTTCGTTTTTAGGTTTTAATCCCCATAAATCCATGCGTTCCATTGTGGTACGAAGATTGATAATGTTCCTTCTATATTCAATTTCCCGCTGGTATATCGCGTTCCAGCGTTTTCGGAATAGCTCAACATCACCTTGTTCATCTGGATCTGTATTGATTATTTGTTTCACATCACTATGCAGGTAAAACCCCTCCTGCTGTATTTTACAAAACTGATCAATAAGCTCATCTGCAAATTTAAATTTTCGCTCATTGATTTTAGGTGAAAGCCAATCTTTAGCTTTTGCAGCAGCATACACAGCTACACCTGCCATTACAGCATTACATCCAGCACTAATCAGATCTGAACCATTGCCCCAATCCATGAATCCCTTCCCGATACAATCTTTTGTATTGTATGTACCACAACATTGTTGATGGTGCTATCAAAACGGCAACTCACCCTGCATATCACAGAATGCATCATCCTTATCCTGGGCCTCTAACATAGCTTGTTGTGCATAGAACCAACTACCAACAGCAAAGATATCCACGGGTTGAGCTACTTCAAGCATAAAGTAGTATGCGTTACTTGAGGCCACACCGAACCAGAATAAACGAGTACCATCCTCATGAGGAGTTGTCTCGAACAAGACACATTGCCCTTCTTCAAGACGTTCTAAGTACCCGCCCGAATGAACAACAACTACCCGTTGCCCGCACTGCCAATAAACTTGGACACCCTTTTTTACGCTTGGATCAAACAGGTTCTTATTGCCCATTTCTTAACCCACCACACATTGATAGATACTGTGAATTTATACAGTAAAATGGCCTTAAGCAAGACGAAACGCTAACAATTCAGTAAAAACGATCATATTCAATAGGTTAACTCTCATTAATCAGTTAGAAATCGACTTCTATAATAGATAATAACGATCAATAATTAAGTATCGATCGATTAAAGAGATAAAAGGAATGATCACTACAACGTTCATAGCAGAACCAATCGTGAAAACATCAGGCCAGCTCGTAGGGTGCGAACTGTTAACCCGCTTCCACCGTGAAGATCTGCCAGTACTGAACAGCAAGTACTACATCATGGCTATGGATGTGGAAGGGAAGAGGGAACTACTCAAGCGACAACTACAGGCCATCGAATTACGTGCGTCATGGTTCAGGGATCACCGGCTCTTCTGTACTGTTAACGTTGATACATTACAGGCACGGCTATGTGTGTTTGATAGGGAAATCATTGAACTACTGGATAAGCTTGAGTTTATAAGGCTGGAGATCTCGGAGGACTTTGAAGGGCTTGAATTGGGTAGTGAACATCCAGTATTGAGAACACTGTTAAACGTTGGCTATCGCCTGTTTCTTGATGATCTTGGTTCCGGTCGGGCTAACTTAGCGGCGTTAACCACTGGATGCTATGAAGCGGTCAAAATTGATAGAGCGTTCTACCGTCAGGAAGTACAGAAACCCACATTCAACGTACTGATGAAGAACATCATGAAGTACTGCCCGTATGTGATTGTTGAGGGTGTAGAGCAGCGGCAAGAGTTACCAGTACTACACGATGCTGGAGTAACGGCGGTACAAGGTTATCTATATAGGTCAGTAAATTTTCTAAAGGTAGATACTTTAATTTAAACTAAGGCCACTCCTTAAGTGGCCCTAAAACGTATCAAATTTTATTTATTGCTTGGGTAGCTGACGCAGGTATGACCAGAACTCATTAAAGTCATCTGGTTACCCTCAAGAGGAACAAAAGGAAAAGAAACATATTTGAAATTACTTGAAGTCATGTTGAAGTACAGTTTCTTATCATTCATCGTGAGTTGTGTTGCGTGTGCTGGAAATGTACCTTGACCAGCTTGTGTTATTAAAAAAGCCATAGGGTAGAAATGTAGGCATGAACAAACACAGTTATGACCATTGTTATAGAAGCCAACAGTTTGGGCTGTTATTTGCAGCTTGTGAGGATAAAACCAATAGTAAAAGTCGTGAGTAGCGTGTATGTCCTCATTCTTACCAAGCACAAATTGTTTTAAAGGGGCGTAGAAAGGTGAATCAACAGGTGGGTTTAGGCAATCTGTTACTGAAGTAGCTGCAAGCAAATGACCTACCATTGCTCGTGTAAATGTAACAACATCGGCTTTGAAGGAAATGATGTTGGAAGGAAATGGTGTACCTTTAAAATAATGTTTTAGTAGTAACGTAAATTCTTTTGTGACTTTACCAATCTCATTATCAAGCGAGCCTAACAGGTCGTTATTACATTTGATACATATAGTTTTAAAAGTCGTGCCTATTTTAGCATCAAGAGGGCGAACTTCACTTAGTGAAAAATATTCTACAACAGACTTCTGAAGCATTTTCTCCGGTTTACATGCACTCTTGGGCGGTACGTGATCTCGGGTTAGTCTCCCAAAATTCCCACATATATTGCAGTAACCCTCGTCAATTCTTACATGCTTAAGTCTTTCTGTAATTTTGCTCATGCGTTCTTATCCTTCATGACAATTAAAAAGAATATAAATTTAATTGAATAAATAATCAAGTATAAAAAATAGGTTCTCCCTGAACATTCTAAAGACCGCGTAGTTTCGCCGCACCCTTTTTAAAAAATATATAAGGTTTTGAACCTAATTCATTCAATGAGGTTTTATGACATACCTACAACTATCACATATATACGGTTATGATCCGGCAACTGTTAGCCGTGATTGGAAAGCCAGAGGCTTAGATATAAGCCAAACAGACGAAGAAATATATCAATGGGTACAGGACAACGTACTAACACCATTGAGAGGACAAACAGATCTAAAAGAAGAAACCCAACGTGAACAATTACGTTTAGCAAAAGCGAAAGCAGACATTGAAGAAATGAATGCTGATCAGCTAAGACGCAATCTAATCGAAGTTGATTATGTAACAGAATCACTATCAAGCTACTTACTTCAACTAAAGAACATGTTGCGTAGTATTCCTAACACAACATACGTTGAACTATTCAGTAGTGAAGATGCTAACCAATTGAGGGAAACACTCAAAGATAAAATAGATGAAGTACTACGTGATATTGGAAATTACGAGTACGAGGAAGAAATAGAAGAATATGAAAATGGAATTTCAGAATCAGAAGAAATTATTGAAGATATTGAATCAGGCAGTGAAGAACATCCTACCGCCTCAGAAGATAAAACCGAGTGATTGGGTAGAGAAGAACTTAAAGTTTTGTGATGGTGAGTTACAAGGTTCACCAATGCGTTTATACGAATTCCAGAAAGAACCACTTAATGCAATTATTGAACCTGGAGTACGTAAGGTTGTGCTAATGAGTTCAGCACAGCTTTTAAAAACAACAATAGTTACTGGTGCTTCATTGTACTTTCTACAGCACGATCCATCAAATATGGTTATTGCTGGTACAACAGCAAACACAGTTAAGAAGTACAAGAATGGTAAGTACGATCCAACAATTCAACTAACACCATCACTTGCTAAATTAATAACGAGTAAATCAGATAAAACAAAAACAAATGATGCCACTACCCAGGAAACAACAGTTGGTACATTCAATTACTTTGTATCTCTTAACTCACCATCTACACTACGTGGCCTAACTGCTAAACGTGTCTTTTGTGACGAGATCTCAGGCGTAGAAACTGATGGTGATGAGGGTAATCCAATCGCCCTCGTATCCCAACGCTGTGAATCATTCCGCGATTCACTAATCATGATGTGTTCCACACCGTTAGTACCGGATGATCCCATATGCCAGGAATTTGCTATGAGCGATCAGCGTTACTTTCATGTGCCTTGCCCTAAGTGCGGTGATGAACAACGCCTGATATGGGAAAACGTTAAATTCAAATGGAAGGTGATCGACGGTGGCCGCCGTTCTATCCCTGATGCCGATACAGCCTATCTTGAATGCCCGCTCTGTAAACACCAGTACAGCGAAGCAGAACGAGTAAGAGCGGTATCACAAGGACGATGGATCGCAACACATCCAGAGATTAAGGATGTAAGGGGCTACCACATATCACGTTTGTACTCTCCGGTTTCGTCGATCCGCAAGCTGGTACAGGATTTTGCCGAAGCATTTAAGAACTTTGACCAAATGCGATTCGTCAATAACGCATTGGGTGAACCGTACATTGATAAAGAAAACGTTGAGCATGATTTAGCACTACTGGAACAGCTACGTGATTTTGATATTGATATTAATAACATTCCTAATGATTGTGTTGGTGTGGGATATGCCGTAGACCAACAATTAGATCGCCTTGAATGTACTTTAGTTGGTATATCAGAGAAGAATTATTATGTACTCGATCATCGTAGCTTTTTTGCAGTGGATTGTAATAAATATGATTCACCAGCTTATACAGAACTACAAAATTTCATAAATAATACTAAGTTAAAAACCAAGAATGGCACACCACTACGAGTACTTCAAGTATGGGTAGATAGTTCTAACGGTGCGGCAACCAATACGATTTACCGTTTCTGTAATAAAAAAGGGAATGAGATATACAAACCTATCAAGGGTGATGGACGTACAACCATTCCACTATATAAAGAAAGTACATCCGGTGGTTATAAGTTCATGCTATTGAACGTTAACGAAGGTAAGAACCGTATCCGTAAGTTACTAAACGCAGCAATGAACGAAGAAGAACATGAAGGTAAGAAAATCCACTTTAGTTATAGTCTACCTGATGATGCGTTTCTTCAATATACCAGTGAAAAGCGTGTAATGAAAGGTGGTCAATTAGTATGGGTGAAACGCAGCGGTTCTAAAGATGATAGAAACGAAATGTTAGATACATTGAATTACTGCCTAATCAGTTTTGAATACATGCTAAACAAACTTGGTACAGACGCGTACAAGAAACTTAGAAAATATAATACTAACGTGGCAAAAGCTAAATACAGTGAAGAAACACAAATCAGTGAATCACCATCAGAACATGTTCCAGTACGTAAACAGCGTAAAAGGCGTATGGGTAGTGGTAGAAACTGGTTTAATGAATAAGGAATAAACATGGCAACACGCAGCGTTGATTTCACCTCAGATATCATCAAAGGTGAAAGCATTGTGTTTACTTTTGCCGCAGATTCTACAGTAGATATTGTTGGTGTGGATGGTATAAAGCAATCATACAGCTATCCATACACAACAATAGATACTTCAACATGGAAACCAGGTGCATATACAGCAATTATTAATGATACAACATTTGCTGTACGTACTTTCCAGATAGTAGATCCAACTGCGACAGCTAATAAATACAATCAATACCTATCAATTATTGATGAAATAAATATTGTCATAGAATCCAAAGTACAAGGCGGTGGTGTTATCTCACAGAGCATCAACAATAAAAGCCTAACAACTGAATCTATGGACTCATTACTAAGACTACGTACCCATTATATGAAACTTGCTAATCAAGAATTAGCACGTATGAAAGGGCTTTCCTCTGGTAATCCAATTAAATCTATAACTACTTTTAACAGGGGTAAATAATGTTCTGGAAAAAGAAACGAATTGATGAACCTGTACAAGAACCACAACAACCAAAACAATTTGAACGTAAGCAGCTAACCGATAACGCACTAAAACGTGAACTAAAAGAAATCCGTACTAACTCACAATCACCGATTATAAGTTTTGGATTCTCAGCAGGTAATACGGCAGGTAATATTAATAGTATTATCAATATGACGTTGCCAACATTAGTAGCTAAATCACGTGAACTAAGTCTAAACAACGGTATAGCAAGAAAGTACTTTCAAGTGAACTCTGATGGCGTAACAGGGGCATCCGGTTTATATATTCGTCCTGATGTAAATCTTCATGATGATAATGAAGAAAACTTAGCTATCAATGAAGAACTTGAACACTTGTTCTATAAGTACGCAGATAATCCAGAAGCATTTAGTATGAATGGAAAGATGGATTTAGCAGCTTTCCAGCGTTTAGTAGAACGTACACGTAGTATTGACGGTGAAGCGTTTATTATTGTTCATGATATTAACGGTACTGTTAAGTTTGAACTCATTGATACTATGCGAGTACCTGTAATTGGTAATCGTATTTTTGATGATGGTACTTATGTATCTAACGGCATCCATTTTGATCAATTTGGAAAGGCTATTGAGTACTATGTAACTAAGGTTAATCCAACTTCATATACATATGAGATTGGTAACTATGACATTATCCCAGCATCAAGAATGCTTCACCTGATGATTGAAGATTATCCAAATCAACAGCGTGGTATTCCAGATATTGTAGCTGGTACTACACTACTAAAAGACCTTGAAGCATTCATTAAAGCAGCAATCATATCTAAAAAACTTTCAGCCTCAGCAATGGCATTCATTACTAACTCAGCAACTAATGATGAAGATGTTGATTTTATGAAAGGATATGAACCTGATTACTATGAAAATGACAGTCTACAAAGTGGTGCTTTAGTCGAACTTCAACCAGGTCAGAACGTAACGAGCGTAAACCCAAATGGGGCAACAGATGGTATTACCGAATTCGTTAATGCTCAGATGCAACAGATCGCTATGTCTCTTGGTATTACTGAACAATCGCTAAGTGGTAGTACTGCAAATGCGTCGTTCTCAGCAGCGAAGTTAACAGATCGCCTACAACGTCAAACATTTAAAACACGTACAAATGCCTTAACCACATTCGTACTAAAACCAATTTATTCACGTTGGCTAAAAGCTGAAATGCTACGTAATAAAGCATTAGACCTTAATTTTAGTGATTTCGATAAATTAGTAAACGCTAAATACGTTAGTGAATTCGTTGAATCACTTGATCCTCTTAAAGATGTACAAACACAGGTATTAATGATCGATAACAAGATCAAAAGCCGTTCTATGGTTGTTTCTGAATTTGGCTATGACCCATATCAAGTACTGAAAGAAATTGAACTGGAGGAAGCACAAACAATAAATACTACAAAGGAAGTTATTCAGGATGAAGAAACCACTAACGAGGGAACTAAACCTACAGAAGATAAATAAAGCTATTGATGTAGAGAATCGAACAATTGAAATTGCCTTTGCCAGTGAAACACCTGTTAAACGTGATTTTGGTGAAGGGCTTGGTGTACTAAATGAAATTCTTAGATGTACTCCAGATGCCGTAAATCTATCTCGCCTACTAAATGGTGCTCCATTACTAATAGAACATGATTTCACACGTCAAGTGGGAGTTGTATTAGATGCGAGAGTAGACAGTGATCATGTATGCCGTGCGACGGTAAAACTATCTTCAATTCAAGCAGCAGAAACTATTTTTACAATGATTCAGGAAGGTATCCGTACAAAGATTTCAGTAGGGTACAACATTGAATCATACCATATCGAAGGTGAAAACCTAATTGTAGATCTTTGGTCGCCATATGAAGTAAGTAGCGTATCTGTACCCGCAGATGATTTTGTTGGTGTTTCACGTTCACTAAATACAAATGAAATTCAACTTAGTGAAGGTAAACAAATGGAACTTGAAAACCAACAAGAAGAACTACGAGTTAATGACGTAGAAGAAACAGAAGTTGAAGTACAAGAAAGTACTGAAACAGAAGAAGTAGAAGTATTAGAAACTCCAGAAGAAGTACAAGAACCTGTAGAAGAAACAGAAGTATTAGAAACCGAAGAAGTAGTACAAGAACCTATTGATGAAGCTGAAACAGAAGAAGTACAGGAAAGTACTGATGCTGTTGAAGTAGAAGCACAAGAACGTGCCGCACTAAATAAAGGTGAATCTGACGAATATCGAATTCGTGAGTTAACCGCTATTGCTGAACTCTACAACGTAGATAGTTCGGAAGCAATTAAATCAGGTGTATCAGTTGAACAGTTTAAACAGGAAGTTCAAACCAGATCCCTAAATAAAGAAACAAATCTAATTAACAAGGATGTTAATCTTATGAAAAAAAATGTAATAGGTGAACTAATCCGTAGTATCAACGAAGATAACTTTGATTCTGTAAAAGTTGAACTTGAAAAAGGTCAACGCGGTTTCAAAATGGATTTTTCACGTGCTCTTGGTGCTAATACCGATACTCAAACAGCAGCAGGTACAGTTAAAACTGTTTATGCGGATTCTTATCTCACCGCTCTATTGGCTCAATCCATTCTTGGTAGCCTAAATCCAACTATCTATAGTGGCCTTGCTTATCGTGGTGTACTTTCTATTCCTCGTCTAACTGGTCTAACTCCAGCGGCTCCGGGTAACTTTAAGTTCTACGAAGAAGGTGATGCGGTAACAGAATCTATCTCTAACTTTGATTCAATCAAGCTATCTCCAAAAATGTTCGCGGGTTCAGTACCAGTAACTAAGCAACTAATGCTAAGTTCTGATACCGCAGCTACTTTTGTTCAAGATGCCCTAATCCGCTATGCGGCTAATGGTCTTGAAGCTCAGATCTTCTCTACCCTACAGGCAGCTATTCCAGAAGTGGAAACCGCAGCAGTAGGTACTATGACCGTAGCAGACGTACAAGAAGCTATTAAAGCACTTGGTGTTGCTAACGTTGATGTACGTTCTTGTGTCGCAGTAATGCACCCAAGTACATTGGCTAAACTACGTCAAACCGCAGTAATGGGTAACACCGCAGCCGTATCTATGGTTGAAGGTCATCGTTTTGATATGTGGCTAAACGATGAAGTACGTGTAATTGAATCTACCTTTGTTGAAGCTGATTCTGTAATCATCGGTGATTTCCGTAACCTAATCATTGCTAACTGGTCAGACGGTCAAGAAATTGATGTAGACACTACTACTCACCGTGCCGCACAAATTACTGTATTCCGTTCATTCCAGTACTTAGCAACTGCTATTGCTCATGATGAAGCGTTTGTAAATCTAAAAATCAAATCCGCTTAATGGTGAAATAAATGAGAGCATTTTTTAGTAACTCACAATCAGAGTCACTACTTAATGTTTTTGGTGAAAAGCTCGTCATTGTTCAAGATGGTGTATCAATAACGATTACCGCAATTTTTGAACAAGACGAGCTTTTTTTCGATGATAGTAAAACTACCGTAACATATTTTAGTGCTAAGTCAGGAATTAAACTAAATAGCACCTTCACGATTGATAACACCGAATACGTAGTAAATAGAATAGATGATGATACGAGCGGTATCTCTAACTATCACTATGTTCGCAAGATCGATTTAGAAGAGGAAATATAATATGTTCACGGCAGACTATACAATAAGAAAGTATTTGATTAATAAATTAGCACTTATTGTTAATTTACAATATCCATCAAAAGCATCAGTAGATAATACTGCAATGGTTTACATTGGTGATTCTTCTGTACAACGTACACAGATAGCTAAAGCAAATCAAATTGTAAACAATCAAATCGTACCTTCAACCATTAGAAATTTATGTGAATTTCGAGTTGAGTTTGTAGCTGTCGGACAATCATTTAAAAGTGCTTCAGATGAAATAGAAAAAATTCTTGAAGCACTTTATACATCTGGTTTCTTTGATGAACTAAACCAGCAACTTCCAATGCCATTATTCAATATCCGTATTGAAGATAGCCTAATGACTACTCAAGCCGAAGCAACGGAAACCGCTTATGTACACACGCAAACTCTATCTATTAGCTATGGGGAATAATTATGGCTCAAACATTTTTAGGGAATCAAACTACAGTATGGATTAATACCGATACAACCAACGTTGATCCAAATGCCCGTACTTTTGTTCAAGTAGAAAACCTTTCAGCATTTCCAAGTTTTAGTGAATCAACTTCTGTTTCAACTGTAGAAACATATGATAGTACTTACACCTCTAAAGTAGCGGGTGGAAGCTCATATGGTGATATGACTATTTCAGTTAACTATATTCCAGGTGAAAACGCCGTACTTGATTCTGTTGTTGATTCTCAGCAATTAGTACAGGTCAAGGTAGAAATGCTTGATGAAGGTTTAAACGATACTACCGTAAACTATGTTCTTTACAACGGTTACTTATCCAGCGTTTCCGATACGTCAGATATGGATCAGGTTGTTACCCGCTCTTACGTATTCACACCAGAAAGCCAGGTATCAGCAGGTATTCTTGATGAATCAGTAGTTGAACTCTATCGCGGTGATTGGGGTGTTGGTTCGAACGGTAACGAGTTTCCAAGCTACCAAGGCCGTGACGGTAACTCATTCGTTAAGATCGCAGCAGCCAACGCACCAACAGGTGTTGATATGTTGGGTATCACTAACCTTGATGGTTCTAACGGTACTCAATTGGTAATGAGCAAAACCGGTACGCCAGTACTCAACTTTCGTAACTTCTCAACAGCAAGTAACGGGGCATGGTACAAGGTCTACACCAGTGCCGATAAACCAACGTTAACAGAACTTGGTGCGGCAGCCGCTACCGATCTCAGTAACTACGTACCAATCACACGTACTGTCAATGGTAAAGCACTTACAGCTAACATTACTTTGGTAGCAGCAGATATTAGTGATGTTTACTCTAAGACCTACATTGATTCAAACGTAGTACCGAAAGTGTTTCAATTAAACGGACACGCATTGTCAGGAACGGCGTTGAACTTAGTAGCGGCAGATATACTTGATGTGTATTCACAGACACAGGTTAATAATACCTTTGTAGCTAAAACGGTTACTGTTAACGGTTTGCCTTTGAATAGCAATATAACACTAACGGCAGCACAACTTACTGATATGGCATCATTAGCATATAGTAATAGTACTTATGTGCCTAAGACGTTCTTAATCAATAACAAGCCATTATCTGGTACTAACATTCAATTGGTAGCAGCAGATATTAGTGATGTATATTCCCGTACTGAAAGCAACGGATTGTTCGCGTTACGTATCACTACAATTAACGGTTATGCTTTAAACAGTAACGTAACCTTGAACTATAACGATGTTGGAACGTATTCAAAAGCACAAATTGATGCCAAAGATGCCGCACTACAAGCGAACATTGATACCAAAGTAACTATTACTCAAGACCTTCTAACAATAAATAACGTAGAAGATACATTAGAACTTGATATGTCTGATGGTAAACGTGTTTTCAAAGCAACTCTAACAGCACCAGTAACACAACTCAGTGTTATAAATGCGAGTGGGAGTAACTTAAACAGCCAAACTATCACGATGTTATTAACACAAGGAACAGGGGCAAATAAAATTTCATGGCCTTCTAATGTTAAATGGTCTTATGGGCGTGAACCAGTATTAACCTTTACGAAAGATTCAATTGATGTAATTCAATTCTTGTCAATAGATGGAGGAAGTACCTGGTACGGCTCCTTACTAATGGCGGATCTACAAGAATGATAAGAAAGCAAAATATCAGCAATGCCCAACAGATGATTGAAGGGCATTGGAAATTTTTAGAACGTAATACGGGTTTAGTTAATGATAATAAAACAGATCACTATGTACTAAACCCACAAAGCGTTATATGTAACAACAGGCATTTTATAGCGGAAACGGGATGGGAAGCACAACCGGACGGTGACGCAACCACAGAAGGACAATCCTTAGCAATTCTTGGTGCTATCTATGCGTATCAGGCAACCAAAGAACCGTACTACCTACAACGTGCTAAAGACTTTTTCAACGCCTATCACATGGCGTTCTTCCGTGGTGTAGCGTTTCCCGATCCACCTGATGGTTCTTTGCGTTGTAACTGGATCTGTAACGGCAAGGCTCCAGTACTGGCACATTACCCATTAGATCCAGAGTATCCAACTCACGGCGGGTTCAAGGGCGTATTATTCACATGGACGAACGGACAAACACAGATACCTCATGGTTCACCTAACTACGGTGAATACCTCGATGCTGTATGGTTTGCCTTTCCCGAAAGAGCGGGGCTTGGTTGGAATCAGGTAAACGCAACAGCCTACGCATGGTTAGCTAATGAAGATTCCATAGATTGGGATACTAAAGCACCTACGTATGAAGTTGATTGGATTGTTGACCGCACAGGCCGCAAGGTAGATAGCAATGGTGATGTACTGGCAGAAGGACTAACAAGCCAGATCGGTACAGTCCAGCTCAAGGACACGTCTATAAACGGTAATTACCGATTCAACTACGCCACAAAGAACCCTGTATCAGAGGGTGGTTATCTGATGGGTCGTAATGAGCGTTGGCACAACAGGCCAGTAAACGTACCCATTGATAACTACGGTTCACTTGATTTCGCTGATAACGCATCAGATGCTGAATTGTGGTTCTGTCAGGCGGCAAAGCTACTATGGGATATCACAGGCGAGCGTATCTATTACTTAGCATGGCAGAACTCACTACTTACATGTATTGGATATTCCGATATTGATAAATTTGATATGTTCTTTCGTAAAAGTACTCTTGCTATAACGCCGTTTACTGATGGTATTTCATATGATTATTTCTATCCGAGTAATCAAGTAGCATCATATTCACGTGATTCAGATGGCTATATAGTCATTAATCAAAGTGCCTCAGCACAAACAACACTTGAACAACAATCTATATGGTTCAAATTTAATAATAGTTCAACTTTCCATGTTGAATATAGTGGTGTTGATACTACTGGCAAACCATTAAGCCTTGCTGTAGCAATGACAGTGAATAAAACTAAAACAGAAGATGGTGCTATAAGATACCGTTGCGGTTTACCCATTACCAATACTGACAACAGTATTATATCTATGGATATACCGATGAATCATTTTACACGTATTGCTAAACCAGACGGTGGACAGTACTTAACAGCAGATATGCGTATGATTTCTGATTATGGGGATAACACAGTAACTACCTTACAATATGTATCTGGTATCGCTGGAACGTACTATGACAACGTGATTTCAACTGCTATGGATTCTGACGGTAGTTCTACAGTTGGTTTCTGGATCTTTGATGATGAAACACAGGATTTAAACAGCTTCACATACAGAACATATGCTGATGATTTTAATATCCGTATCGTTGATGATCTTGGTTGGCGTTGGTGGGCTATGCTACCAGCAAGCAACGGGGCATGGGTAACACAAACGTTTAATGTACTTGATTTCAAGTTGAGTTCTTATCAACCGGATCATGAAGAAGGTGATGAACAGCCAGGACAACCAACACTAACAGGACGTACAGAGTTTACACTATTACTTGATACCGATCCGGTTGATGGTGTCTCAGGGCGTATTGATTGGTATTGTGTTAACGATTTACCAGCACTTTATAACGATGGTGGTACAGGTGATTATTCAATATTAGTAAGTTTAACATTCAATGATAGTACTGGTAATGGATATACAGCACGTTTAGGTGATTGTGTAATTCGTAATTACATGCTTGATAGCCTTTCATATACACCAGGACTAATACCATTCAGTAACATCACAGATCCATATGCTCAATTGTATTCCGGTTGGCGTGGATTACCATATCCTGGATATCAATTGCCTGCTATATGGTGTTTCAAAGGTACTACAATTGATCAAACCAGACTAAATAATAGTATTAAGTTCTTATGTGATGCTCAAGATTGGTTTACTAATAAATTCCATCCTACTTTACCTGGTCCGTGTGCTCAGGCTTATGTATGGAACCGTCAGGACGCTTTAGCATATGCCCCTGATGGTAAACCGGATCAATTCATTATGCAGCACTGGTATGAAGAAGCATGGTCAGGTTATGAACCTCGTGCGTTCTTTGCAGGTTGTGATGTAGTTCATGAGCTATATCAACGTGGTGATTATGCTATTCCACAGAACATTATCACTTACAGTAAGAACTGGATGAATTACTTAAAGTGGTTTATGAAAAATAATGATGGCCACGCACCAACACGATTTAAAGATGATGGTGAAGTAATTTATGATGGGTTTACAGGCCATATGTCCGGTTTGTGGCTTGCTGGTGCTTCAATGATGGCAATAGCAGGTTATCCAGATCACGAATTACTTGATTTACTATTCGCGGAAATTCAACAGAACTATAACGTAGTTTCAGCTAATCACGTAATGAATGGTGGCTGGTCATCAGCTATCAGAAGTGGAACACCTACTACACCACAGAACAACTCTATGTTCTTTGGATTCTATACAGGTGAACTACTAAGAGGTTTAGCACTTTACATGAAGTACTACAACCAACATATATAAATAAACAGAAGGGGTATCAAGGACTGATGCCCCAAATATATAAAGGAATATTAAATATGGCTTTTAATTCTATTTTTGTAGGCAATAATGTAAAAGTTGAAATCGCTAATGCTCCAGCGGGTGGCGGTCAGGCAACTACCTTTACTGTTGTTGAAGAAGTTGGTGCTTTCCCATCAGCGGCAGGTGCGGAATCAAACGTTGTTAGTGTGAACACTTTCGGTCAACAGTACGCTAAGAAATTGCTTGGTTCTCGTTCAGTACCGGATCTAACTCTAACTGTTAACTGGAAACCAGGTGCGACAGGGCAAGAAATGCTTGCGGCAGCCGCAGCAGCACAAACACTAATCCAGGTTAAAGTAACTTATTATCAAAATATTGATGATCAAGATGGTGCGGCTTATTACAGCATCGTGAATGGTTACGTAAGCTCGGACGTTGTGAACGGGGATTTTGACGGCGTGGTTACTCGTGATTTCGTAGTTTCCGTTACTGGTGCTCCAATTGCGGTTGGTGAAGTAACTGGTTCTTAATATCGTTAAGTACTAAATACTACAAACCAACTAACAAGGATAAAGCGAAATGGATTTTACTAATCTTATGAATGCTATTGGTGTGAAGTTAACACCAGTAGTACTAACACCAGAATGTACTGTATACATCAAACTACCAACTATAACCCAACACGCAGAAGTTTCAGATCCATATAAAGCGATCTTCTATTGTGTGGTTGATGAAAGTGGTAAACAGATTTTTGATTCACCTGAACAAGTTGAACAGAATGTTGATTTAACAGTACAACTAAAACTAAATGCCGAGATCGGTAATGTGTTTGCCAAATCCTTTAATGTTGAGGATGTAGAGGCAAAGTAAGACGCGATCCGATTCTCAGACTATCACTATCTTTATTGTATAACAGCGGGTGTAGTGTGGATGATCTCTACACTATGCCCGTTTTGCTTTTCTTCTACCTATTAGTTTTCAAAGAATCGGTTGATCCTGATTCATCACAAATTGAACAAATCAGGCATACAGAACTACTACAGGCAATATGGTTAAGTACTGGCAATATCAAGAAGGAAGATATACCGAAATTTAGTATCTATGAACTCGATTCATTGAACATTATTTCAAATAAAACCTTAGCTGAACAACAAGCAGAGAGGGAGAAGAAGATCGCAGAACAACAAAAAGCAAACATGCTTAATTGGATGGGAGTAAAGCCTAATGGCAAACAATAATAAACAATCAATGATATTTGAAATCACAGGTGATGAATCTGGATTACAAAAATCATTAAAAAACGCAGCAAATGATATAGGTGATTTTGGGGATCGTGCTGGCGGTGTATTCGGTAGTTTCAATACCGGACTGTCAACCACGGCTAAAGCTATGTCTGGTTTCGCTGGTGCGGTAGGGGTGGCAGGTATCGCCATTGCCGCCACATTAGCCAACGTTCAAGCTCAATCAGAAAAGGCGTTTGAAGTCTTTCAGGCAGCATCACTATCACAAACTGGCATAGTACAGATCCAACAGGCGGCTAATATGTTTGCGGGTGTTGGTCTGACTATGGATCAAGTAGCCGATCAGATGAAAGATGCTAAGGATAAGTTAGGCGATGCTATCACGAATAACGCTGGATCTATGCTAACCGATGTAATTCAACCGTTGAAGTTGAATATGTTTGAGTTACAGAAAGCAGCAGAAAACGGTGAAGATATTATTGCTAAGATTTACTATCAAGCTAAACAAATGGGCTTTAGTCAGGCTCAGATTGTACAAATGATGGAAACCGTAGCTAACGATGCTACTAAACGCATGACTGTATATAGAGAATTCAGTACTGAACAAGAGTACCAAAATAGCCTTGCTAATGAAACTATACAGTTAACAGCAGAGCAATCACGACAATTTGAAGAATATAGAACGGCAACTAATAATCTATCAAGGGCGTGGGATGCGTGGCGAAACTCAACACTTGCCCCTGTTGCTAAAAGCCTTGCTGATATTCTTGATCTAATGACTAAGATACTTAACAGTAAGCCAGTGGCAGCCGCCGCAGCCGCTACGAGTAAGCAGGGTATACAGGCAGTACAGGAATACCAAAAACAGTACCAACAGCAGATACAGAAAAACTCTTCTATCTATGGTGCTCAGATGGTAGAAGACCAGCAGAAGCAACAAGAAGCCAATAACAAAACCTTTGAGAATCTTTTAGCTAATCTTGATGCCGCACATAATCTTTTAGCCAAACAACAAGAGCAATATAACAAAGGTTCAGATAGAAGTGTTATTGATACAGCGTTGAAACCTTATCTTTCAGCTAAGCAGAAGACACAAGCACAGATTGATACACTTGATGCTACTCACAAACAACTACGAGCAATTATTAAAGATTCTTTAGTACGTGCTTATAAGGGTGATGAAGCGGCAATGAATGCCGATTTAGCTAAACTTGATGAAGGTTATAAAGCTAACCGTGAGAAGTTAGTAAAAAGCCTAACAGCCGATGAAGATAAAGCACGTGAAGATAAAGCTAAGAAAGACGAAGCAGCAGCCAAGAAAGCACAAGCCGCACAAGATAAACTTAATGAACAAACTAAAAGAGCAAAAGCACTATTAGAACAAACCCTATCACAGATCGGTACTAACGAAGCTCAGATACGTATTACTCGTTTTAACTATGAACAAGATGAAATTGAAAAACGTATCAGTACAGCAGGTAAATTAGCTGGTAAGAGTGAAACTGAAATTACAGCAATGTTAGATCAGCAATATAAAAGCCGTGCGACTAAGTACAAAACTATGGTTGATGAAATGCTTGCTGAAACAGACCGTTTAAAACAAGCACAAAACATTGCCGCAATTGCCAGTGATCCGAGTGCCACACCAGAGGCTAAAGCCAAAGCAGCAGCAGCGGGTAAGACGTGGACAGGTGACACAGCAGGTCAGGGATTAGGGTATACAAACCCATTAGACTTCTCACCAGATCCAACGAAAGTACAGCAAGTAAACACTGAACAGCAAGAGAACCAGGATGGGGCTAAAGCTCTATACGATGCCAAAGTAATTGGGTTCCAGGAGTACCAGGATCAGCTAACAGCGATTCAGGCCAACGCCGATATGAAACGTGGTCGATTAACCGCAGACGCACTAACCAGTACTTTAGGTATGTGGCAAGCGGGAGCAGGTGATGTAGGAACTATCATGGCTGGGGTTTTCGGTGAGTCATCAGCAGCGGCAAAGGCAGCTTTTGCCGTAAGTAAAGGTATTGCCATTGCTCAGGCAGTGATCAACATCCAGCAGGGCATATCCGAAGCTATCAAACTTGGGTGGCCTATGGGGATCGCAGCAGGTCTACAGGTAGCAGCTCAAGGTGCGTCAATTGTCCGTACTATCAAAGGTACAGCTATCCAAGGGCAAGCCCATGATGGTTGGGATTCACTACCAAGTACTGGTACATACAATCTTGAAAAAGGTGAACGTGTAGTAGGTAAATCACTAAACCAGGATTTAACAAAATACTTGAGTAATCAGGATTGTAGTAAATCAGGGGATATTAAGATTGACGCACCGTTAATTATTAATAGTAATGGTCAAATCTCAGATTCAGATTTCCAAAAGATGTGTGATAAACACGCTGATACTATTGTTCAGGCAACACGTAAATCTCAGAAGAATAACGTATAAATATCATATAGCCCACATGGATTGTGGGCTAACTATTAAAGGAAGAATAATATGTTAAATAACACTCTTATTAGTGAGTTCATGTTAACGGACAATATACCGCAATACCAAAACCAAACATGGACAGGTGAAACTATTTCACGTGTTGTTGGTTCGCAGTACTTTACCCTTAGTTTCAAAGTTACCTTGAACAAGATGAACCGTGCTGAACTCGCTAACTTCTATGCTCTATATGGTCAGGGTAAACCGTTCTCTATGCCTCTTGGATGGTGGAGTACATACAACGGTACTCAAACATCACAAGTACAGGCAACAGCAGCAAGGACGGCGGGGGCAACATCCATTGCCGTTAATGCTAATACACTTGAAGTTGGTACGTTAGTTCAATTCAACGGACACAAGAAACTATACCGAATCATAGCCAACACTGGCAACGTGATAACTATCTTCCCTGGATTAATCAAAAACATCCAACTTGGGGAAGTAATGAAATATGACAATATTCAAGGTTCATTTATTCTTACACCACAGAACGCAGCATATCAGATGCCAAGTACAAACATTATGGAAGTGACAATAAATGCAACCGAAAACATCAGAGGTTAATTTATGTCTATTCCAAGTAATGTACTAACTAATGCGGATCTTGTCGCGTACTGGAACCTTACACGAGGCGATAACAAAACCGTACTAACAGAAAAAGAACTATATCAATGTGGTGTTATGGTAAAGCTAATAGATGTACTTCCACCTACAGGAAGTAACATATATCTAACTGATGCCATTGCCGATCAAAACTATAATGGGATTAACTATAAGTCTGTACCTGATTTCCTTGATTCATCATTTGCTAACTATGTAGAAAAGAACCAAATCAACAATAACGGTACTTCTTTGAAAGTAAGTAATGTAAGCCAGGATTATCTATCTATGGCGTTACGTGGATTATGGAATGATGCCAAAGTTAATATCTGGATGGGTATTGTTAACCCAGCTACAGGGGGAATTTTATATGCCTATCGTATGTTTAGTGGTTACATTGATTATTTTAGTTCTGACTTTGACAACACAGCAGGTAATACCACAAATGAAACAACAGTAAATCTAAATTCATTGTGGAAGAAGTTAGACCAAACGCAACGCCTGTTATCAAGTACATCAGTACACCAATCATTACACACTGGTGATAAGTTCTTTGACCTAATCGGAATACTAAATAGTTCAGAGCAATTCTGGAAGAGTAGCAAGAAATAATGAAAAACGGATTTATAACAGAGTACCTAAGTGGTTTAGTTGGTGAACCTTTAGTGTACGGTACTAATGATTGTCATATAATGGTGCTAACAGTAATTGATATGATCACTGGTAGTAATTACCGTGATGAAATCTACCAGAAATACACAACACCAACAGCAGGTAGAAAATACGCAAAAGCAAATTGTAGTTATTCTACTCTACATCTATTGTGTAAAGAAAAAGGCGAATTAGTAACTGAACCACTTGATGGGGATATCATCATTTCGTCAGGTCACAGTACAGTTTATTGGCGTGGGAAAGTAATAATTTTATCAGAAGATAAATCTAACTATATCGTTTCTCAATATATTCCAAATGAAAAAGACAAAATATACAGATTTAAAGGGGAATAACTATGGCAGTAGCAGCAGTTGCCGTAGCTATTATCGCAGGGGCATCAGCAGCGGCGGCAGCATACGCAGCAGGTTTAGCTTTAGCAGCAGTAGTAGCTATAGGTATTGGTACAGCAGCACTATCTTACATTAGTTCATCACAGATGATGAATGTAGGCCAAATGGGGGTAACGTATCCGAGTACGGGTAGTAACAATGCCCGATCAACATCACCAAGTACTGGAATACCGATTTCATACGGCGGTTCTAACCGCAACGCAACAGAGGTAGCCTATAACAAGTTAGGCTCTATCGTCGTATGGCAGAACGTCTATAAAGGTACTTCAAACCAGTTATGTACGGTTCACGCGATCAGTATCGGTGAAATCGGGCAAGTACCAGGGGAACAATCACAAGGCGTAATCAAGCAGATCTATTTTGATAATGCTCCGGTACTTATGGATGGTGCGTACATCACCACAGAAGGGATCGTACCTACCTCAATGATGATTGAGAAGTACCGCAAATACTTACAGATTGAGGTACGTTTCGGTAAGCCGTCCTACGGTGGTTCTATGACGCTTGCCCGTCAATATGGCGGTAGTCAATGGACTGACAACATGCGTGGTGATGGTCTTGTACAGATCTGTACCGTAATCAAGAAAACCAACGATTCATTGATTGATGGGATTCTAACGAACCAGAACTATACATTATCGGTAGAAATGCGTGGACGTATGATCTATGACTTAACTGATAATGTACGTAAACCAAGTTCAAACCCACCAAGCCAACTATATGACTTTATCACTAATACAGAATTTGGTTTTGGGCTTGATCCTAATGATATTGATATTACCAGTTTCCGTAATATGGCAAACTATTGTGCTCAGAATCATTTCTATTCCAATGGTAATATTCAATATGATAAATCATTTAAGGAAAATATTGAAAATATTCTACAAACATTTGGTGGTGTACTTTATGAATCAAACGGTAAGTACTATCTAACCGTTGATGCTCCAGATATTCCAAGTGTGCATTTTGATGAAACCAATATTATTGGCAGCGTAAATATCACAACGGGTTCTAAGTCTGACTATTTTAATACAATGGACAGTACCTATACAAACCCAGGTAATGACTATTCACAAGATATTATCCGTTATCCAAGTGATGCCATTAGTAACGCATCCATTGCTAAAGATGGCTATATTATCAAGAAGGATTTAAACTATCTTTGGGTACAGATAAAAATCAGCTTGCTATTCTTAGTAACATTGAATTACTAAAATCTAAGTACATTACGAACACGATTACTTTCAATACTTATGTAACAGATATGAAAGTATATGATGTGTTTACAATTGATTTTAAAGAAGCTGGATTTAGTAATAACAAGTACAGATGTATTCAACGTACTGTACCAATGACAGTAGATAAAGCAGGCATTATCCAGATCACCGCGATTTCATATGATGATGGTATATATCAAGGAAAAGATCCGGGACAATTCCCACAAGATGGATTGACCAATCTACCTAACCCAACATACGTAGAACCGCCAAGTAACCTACAGGCTCAACGTTTAGGGGCAACGGCATCAGGTAACACGGTTCTATTAACATGGGATTTATCACAGGATACAACTGTACGTGGTTATAAGATTCGTTATAAACGCAGTGATTCCAGTGTTTGGATCAGCATTGGTAACGTAGGGCAGTACTCTACGAGTTTTGAGATACTAAATCTTCTATATGGTGTACAGTACGATTTTGCTATTGAGGCGTATAACACATTAGGTTATTCATCGGAATTAGTAGCTATCTATAATCAAACACCACAAGTTATATTCGCATTACCGAAGATTACTAACCTTGATATGGTGAATGATGATGTAGGTTTAAACCAGACTTATGCTCAAGATTTTATTTTACGTTGGGATGATCAGGCTAACATAGCCGTAAATGGGAAAACATTTGCTGATTTCTTCAAACACTATGAAATTCGTGTGTATGACCGATACAGGAACTACATCACATCGTACTACACCACTACAAGCAACTGGACTTACTCATATTCAATGAATACCAGTGATGGCCTTAGCCGTTACCGTGTGTTTGGGATCATCGCTCATGGTTGGGGTACTGGTATCTATAGTGAAGAAGTTCAGATTGAAGTTAGTAACCCACAACACCCACAGTTGTTAGGTATCAATTTGAAGAGTGGTTATGATTCTGTGTTCATTGACTGGACTGAATCAAACGTACCGGATTATGCGGGGATCGTTCTACAAATCGCACTGGATGAGGGGTTTAGCTCAGGGTCGAAGTACTTTAGCAGTGCTAACCGCTATTCAGCATCGTTTGGTATTGAAGATGGTTCATGGTTCGCACGTGTAGCAGCCTATGACGTGTTCGGACAGGATGAATTGGTATGGTCGCCTACTATCGGTTTTAACCAGAATACGAAGGTTCCATACAGCAAATTGAACGAAGATGTTATTGATAGCCTACTTAACAGTGATACGGCTACTGGCATTGTTGAGAAACAGATCGTAGATGAACTTGGTTCACGCTGGCAGCTACAGGTGTCAAACAACGGTAACGTAACGGGCATTGCTTTAGCCGCAGATGAAAAAACATCAGTGTTTACCGTAATGGCGGATCGCTTTAGTGTTATCAGTACGGACAGTGCCAAACTATCAGACAGGGTTTATCCGTTTGTGGTTCAGGGTGGTAAGACTTACATCAACTCAGCGGTGATAGCATCAGCGAGCATCAATGAGGCTATGATCAATAACCTTGCCGTTTCACGTGCGAAAATCCAGGATGCCGCAATCGACAATACGAAAATTGCCAATGCCGCAATCCGTAACGCTCACATTATGGATGGTGTAATCGACTCAGCGAAGATCAGCCAGCAGATACAATCCAGTAATTGGGATGGTACGAACGGGTGGATGATTAACAAGAACGGTTCAGCCAACTTTGGTAACGTAACTGTACGTGGGAATATCCAGGCAACGTCTGGTGTACTCAACAACGTTACTATCAATGAAAACTGTAACATTCTTGGTACTCTAAGTGCCGCTCGTATCGTAGGTGATCAGTGTCGTCCACAATCGACAGGTATCAACGCTGTACCGTTTATCTTTGGTTCACATATTGTTTCAGGTGGTCAGGCCGCTAATGATCCAGTAGCTAACCAACACTATATAGCGTTGCGTATTCGTGGTGAAGATTTCCCACGTTACTTTGATAGTGATTTATCTATTAGCTTGACCTCATATGAACGTCAGTACTTCTATATTCGTATGGGTGGTGATGGAATTGGATTAACGAATCTATTTTACTATGATGCTGGTAACGGCGGTAGTTCAACATCGTTTAGATTAAATTCAATTTATGTACCTGCTGTTGGTCGTGGTAACTGGAATTATATATATGTAATGTGCCTAACTTCACGTAGTGGTATTGCTTCACTTAATGTTCCTGCTAACTGGTCTTCATTCTTATACCGTGCTGGTGAGCAACCTTTATATAATGCGTAATAAATACTATTACCAAATTATACAACATAGGGAAATTCTTAATGGATATTGGGACACTTTTTGCTCTGGTTATAAGTGGTTTAGGGGTTTTATATTCTATCTTCCGTGACAATACAAAAGATACTAATGACTTACTAAGTCGTGTATCTGATCTTGAAACAACTATTGCGGTACAAGATAGTAATATTACACGTTTAAGCGACGAACAAGACAAGATGAAAGAAACTTTGAGAAACCTTGAAATTCAAATTCACGAATTGGATATCAAACTTGAAAGGATTATTACTATTCTTGAACAATCAAAGCAGTAACTAAAAAAGGGATAGTACCGTAACTGATACTATCCCTTTTCTTTTACTTATTTGTTAGTTGTGCGATCATCGCGTTAACTCTTTTAGGTGTCTGACGATACCATAGAGAATCTTTAGCTTGTTTAATTGCTTCGGGGTAGTTGGCATCGCGAAGTGCTTGAATCATCTTTTTAAACTTCATCGTTCCAGATAGACCAAGTTGAAAAACCATTATGATCATGAATTCTTGCCAATCTTTAGGAATGGTTAGGTTCAGTTTACTTAGCTGGCTTTCTGCTATAGCAATATCTTTGTCAAGTAGATGAAGTGCTTCAACCTCAGTAATACCATTATTGAAAATTTCACCTTGTAGTACTTTATGCCCGAATCCTACGGTATAGAATCCTTCACTATCCCTATATGGGTAATACCTGTTGTTTCTAAAGTACCCCATGCGTGTTTGATATGCTCGTGAACCCTCATATTCTATTAGTCTCGTTTTTATGTCCATTAAATAAATACCTTATGATAATTTTTATAAGGTATTTATATGGAAGCATGGCAATACAACGAAGATTGGAGTGAAGAAGAATTAACTAACGGTAGTTATGTAGGTTTCGTGTACTTGTTCCAATTTGAAGATAATACAAGCTACATAGGTAGTAAGCAGATGTACAAGAGAGTTAAGGATATTAAGAAACTAAAAGATAATTCTGTAGAAAACGGATGGCGTGAGTACAGTTCAAGTTCAAAGATAGTAAATTCCAAGATTGAAGAAGGATTAAATTTCACTCGTACTATCTTATGGGCTTTCCCTTCGATGAAAGAAGCTCTTTTTGTAGAAACAGCATTAATCATTAATGAAGGACTAAAAACGGGAAATCTAAATCTTGCTGTAATGCATAAGGCGAGATTACCGAGTGGGAAAGATGCGGTACGTATCCGTGGAATCCTTCAATCATTATATGAAATACTAAATTAAGGAATAGACATGGCTTGGAGAAACAGCAATAGCCCTAATGATATGAAGCGATTCATAAACAAGAATAGCCCAAAGATAGGACAAGAATTAAAAAAAGAATTAAGTAGCCGTATGCGTATAGTTACACAGCACATTCAAAGAAAAATTGATAATGATGTAGCAGGTGGTGGTGTAGCGTTTACTGGAAAAAGTATGTACTTTAACTTTAGAAAGATAAGTGAGTTCAAGTCAGTTAACCAGATCATCCTACTACCTAATCAAGCATCATATCTAAAGTACGTTCTTGATCCGGCATATAAGAATGTTAATAAAGGGAAGATCATACCGTATCAGAATGCTAAGTTAACTAAGCAAGGTAACATTGCACAACTACGTTCAAGAACCAAGAGTGATAAATACAAAAAGGTGAAGAGTAGGAACGGTAACACGTACTTAATCGACACTACCAAGAAATCCTCTAAACGTAATCCTAAACTGGCTCGTGAACAAAGGGTGATTGGTTATTATGGTTCCGTTGGTAGAAAACCATTGTTTGATTTCTACGATGAAACCGAGAAACAAGTAATAGAACAATTAAGAACATTACGCGGTACGTTTGATTACCGTTGGAGGAAGTAAGATGGATAACTTAGAAAATTTCCCATGTTATGATCATTCTGTACTAACATATTTTTCTTTTCAGACAATCCAACCAGTAAGTGTTACTTTACCATATGATAAAGCACTATCTGGTAGTAAGCTCATAAAAAAGAAGGTTGATAAAACAAAGGGCGATTTAATCGTATATAGTTTTCATCATCATACAACACCAAAAGTATATGAGGATGATGTATTGATGGTTGAACTACTAAAAGAAAAAGTAGAAGTAAAGGTACTATTATCTTACAACCACATTTTTAAAGGTCATCGCGTAGTTTCTTGTGTTTGCCAAATACAAGGATAAAATATGTTAAGTATTATCATGGATCTTATCAAATCAGGGATTAGCCTTTTTACCAAGAATAAAACCGAAGTTGAAAAATCTAAAGACGAACTTGAAACAGAAAAAACGAATGAAGCACAGGAAACAAACCGTGAAGAGATCAAAGCTGGTAGAGGCTGGAGATCATTTTTAGGTTATGCGTGTACTGGTATTCTTGTGTATAACTATATCTTAGTACCTATATTAGATTACTTTGGTATCGTTTTATTCTCTTTCCCACTATCTGACATTATCAGAATCATCGTTTTGTTACTTAGTGGAAACTAATAAGAAAGCCCCTTAAGGGGCTTTTTTTTTCGCTTCATGCATTTTTGCTGATTTATACATTATGAAACACAAGAAAACAATCAATACACTGTATGATATCCCTTCTAAACATGAGAATTCTCTTTTCCAAATCCCAATTGCAGTACCAGTTATGGCTACTGCAACACTACAGACAGTCCATACATCCGATTGATTGTTAGACCAAGGTAATTTTAGATACTGGAATTTATTTTTGACGAAGTCAGTTCCTCCCAGAACGGTTAGGGTCAGAGATACCATTCCTAATGCTACTGTTACTTTGTATAAGAAAAGTAACCCAAAAAATGCTCCTACAACCAAAACAATAGTTACAAGCGGAGTTAGTTTCATTTTTTACCAATCCCAGTTAACAGTAGTATCTAACCCACGCAAATTAGTATGCTCAGTTCGTGTCGCTGTACGAACAACTTCGCCTGTTTCCTTAGATATAATATCAAATACCTCGATTTCGGTTTGCCCCATTGTTCCCTTAGCTCTAAAGCTTTTGCGAGCATATGTAAAATGCTCTTTAGGGTAATTAGCCTCAAATTGTTCTTCTGTCAAAATCCTATCCTCATATTGTAAATGAATGCTTGATAAGTCATTCGCACTTCCAAATTGTATTTTGTACACCACTACCTTTAGGTAAATGAGGATTCATGTTAGCACTATGAACATAGGTTGCTTTTTCCTTTCCATACTGCTGACATGCTTCATTAGCTGTTTTTTGTAAACTATCTAAACCATACCAACCATCAGACTGAATGCTGACAGTTTTACCATCATTATATTGTACTGCTGCACATCCCGTTAAAACTAATGGGACAAAGATCATAATTAGGCTTTTCAT